TAAATGTATGGGATAGTGAAGGTGTTCGTTATGAAGAACCTAAACTGAAGATGATGGGTATTGAGGCAGTCAAGTCATCAACTCCTGCACCTTGTCGTAAGATGATTAAGGATGCACTTAAGATAATGATGAATGGCACAGAGGAAGATATAATTGATTATATTGATGCTTGTCGTAAGGAATTCAAAACATTACCGGCAGAGGAAATATCATTTCCTCGCACAGCATCAAATGTAGATAAGTATCGAGCACATTCTACGATATACTCAAAGGGAACTCCCATACATATACGTGGTGCGTTATTGTTTAACCACCATGTGAAAAAGAATAAGTTGGATAATAAATATTCACTTATTCAAAACGGTGAAAAAATTAAATTCTGTTATTTGAAAAAACCTAACATTATTCACGAAAATATTATATCCTTTATCCAAGACTTTCCTCGTGAAATTGGACTTGATGCGTATATCGATTATGATCTACAATTTGATAAGTCATTCTTGGAACCACTCAAAATCATTCTTGATGCGATTGGGTGGAATGTAGAAAAAACTGTAAACCTCGAACTATTCTTTTCCTAATGGATTTACCTGTTGACGACAGAGAACTTGCCACTATAATAAAAGCATTGACTTTAGGTGGTGATACTGCATTGTATCAAAAACTTAAATTAGTCAAAGAAACACGGGATCAAAATCCCGGTGGCCCTTATAAAAAAATTCTACGTGAAACTCACGGATTAGTGATATGATTTTTTCTACTTTAATTGAACACGGAAACTACGATGGATTACCACCAACAGGTGTATTCATATTTTGGATCGTGGCATCCATAGTTATAACAGTAGGGTATGGTTTATACTATACTTTTGGAGAAGGTGGTAAAAACCTTAAAGATGAAATTTTAGAGCATGCAAAAATGCATGAGTTAGGGATTGCACATGGTCATGAAGGACGTAAACCAGTGATGACACAGAGAGCACAAGAAAAAGATTATCCACTACATCATCATAAGTAATGTTTTATAAAAAAGTGAGTCTGGTTACTGGTGGGTTTGATCCCTTACACAGTGGTCACATATCATATTTTGCAAGAGCAAAAGACTTCTCTGATTTTTTAGTTGTAGGTATTAATACTGAAGAGTGGTTAACTAAAAAGAAGGGACAATACTTTCAATCATGGACAGAGAGAGCAGAAATTATTCGTCATCTAAGAATGGTTGATGCTGTTATTACTGTCCCTGATGACGATCAAGGATCCGCGTGTGGTGCAATAGATAAATGTTTAGAGATTGCAGATGAAATTATTTTCTGTAACGGAGGTGACAGAGAAAAAGGTAACACACCAGAACTTGACAGATTTAAAAAAAATGATAGAGTTAAGTTTGAATGGGGTATCGGTGGTAATGATAAAATGAATAGTAGTTCATGGATTCTACACGGATATTTTGAAAGACAACGTAAATTACTAGGAATCTGATGGAAACGCATAGAAATACATTGCGTATGTTACTCAAAGAGAGAGCGTATAAGCATGGTAAATTTACCCTATCATCGGGTAAAGAATCAGAACATTACATCAATTGCAAACCTGTCACCTTATCGTGTGAAGGGAATGCATTGTTATCTCACCTAATGATTGAACATGTGGAGGATAACGCTGCAGCAGTAGGTGGTCTAACTTTAGGTGCTGATCCTTTAGTATGCGGCATTGCACAGAAGGCTTATTATTCTGGTAAACATATTGATGCTCTTATTGTAAGAAAAAATCCTAAAGGATATGGGACAAAGGAAGTTATTGAAGGTAACAAACCACCAAAAGGATCAGTTGTTACTGTTTTAGAAGATGTTACTACTACAGGTAGTAGTGCAATCAAGGCAGTGAATGTATTACGAGATGCAGGTTACATTGTAAATCGTGTTGTTGCGATTGTAGATCGTCAAGAGAATCATAAGGTATGGGAAAATAATGAACTTGAATTTATATCATTGTTTAAACTAGAGGATATTATAAAATGAATTGTTGGCATTGTAATACTGAACTCATCTGGGGTGGGGATCAAGATCTTGACGATTATCCAGATATGGAGTATGATATAGTTACTAATTTATCATGCCCAAAGTGTGAATCTTACGTTGAAGTTTATCATAAAATAAAAAAATAATTATGGATTTTCTGAAAGAGATAGTAAAAGAGATTGGAGATGACTTTACCCAACTGGCATCAAATATCGATGAAACTGAAACATTCATTGACACAGGTTCGTTTATTTTTAATGGACTTATATCAGGGAGTATATTTGGCGGTGTATCTAATAACAAGATCACTGCAATTGCTGGTGAAAGCAGCACTGGAAAGACTTTTTTCTCCCTCGCAGTGGTTAAAAACTTCCTTGATTCTAATCCTGATGGTTATTGTTTATACTTTGACACAGAGGCCGCAGTTAATAAAGGATTACTTCAGTCTCGTGGTATAGATTTAGATCGTCTTGTTGTAGTAAATGTTGTTACAATAGAAGAGTTTCGTAGTAAAGCACTCAAGGCAGTAGATATCTATCTCAAAAAACCAGAGGATGAACGTAAACCATGTATGTTTGTGTTAGATTCTCTTGGCATGTTATCGACAGAGAAAGAAATAAATGATACACTAAATGAAAAACAAGTTAGAGATATGACCAAATCTCAACTTGTCAAAGGTGCATTTAGAATGCTCACTTTGAAACTTGGTCAAGCAAAGATTCCACTTATTGTTACTAACCACACTTATGATGTCATTGGTTCTTATGTCCCTACAAAAGAAATGGGAGGAGGCAGCGGTCTCAAGTATGCTTCAAGCACAATCATTTATCTCAGTAAGAAAAAGGAGAAGGATGGAAAGGAAGTTATTGGAAACATTATCAAAGCAAAGACTCATAAATCACGCTTGAGTAAAGAAAACAAAACAGTTGAGATTCGTTTATATTATGATGAACGTGGTCTTGACAAATATTATGGTCTCCTTGAGTTAGGTGAGATTGGTGGACTATGGAAAAACGTTGCTGGTAGATATGAAATCAATGGTAAAAAAATCTATGCAAAACAAATCTATGCAGAACCAGAAACATACTTTGATGATTATGTAATGCAAGCTCTAGATGAAATAGCACAAAAGGAGTTTAGTTATGGAGAAAGTTGAGTTTCTTATCTTAAGAAACCTTTTATATAATGAAGAATATCTCCGTAAAGTTGTCCCTTTTATTAAACCAGAATACTTTGAAGATGAAAAACAAAAGATAGTTTTTCAAGAGATTACTGCGTTTGCTGAACAGTATAATGAACTTACTACCAAAGAAGTTCTTTGTATTGAGATTGAAAAACGAAATGATATTAATGACTCTATGTTCAAGGATATCACGTTGTTCATCGGTGAATTAGACGACAATCCTGCAGATCTTACATGGTTACTCGATACAACTGAAAAGTGGTGTCGAGATCGTGCTATATACTTAGCATTAATAGAATCAATACAACTAGCAGATGGAAAAGATGACACTAAAGGAAGGGATGCTATTCCTTCTATTTTGTCTGATGCTCTGGCTGTGTCTTTCGATAATCATGTAGGTCATGATTATTTAATTGATTATGAGGATAGATATGAGTCTTATCACAGAAAAGAAGATAAGATACCATTCGACTTGGAGTTCTTCGATAAAGTCACAAAAGGAGGTCTCCCGAATAAAACGCTTAACATCGCTCTTGCTGGCACTGGTGTTGGTAAGTCTTTGTTTATGTGCCATTTTGCCTCTTCTGTTTTACTCCAAGGTAAAAATGTTCTCTATATTACTATGGAGATGGCTGAAGAAAAGATTGCGGAAAGGATTGATGCGAATCTTTTGAATATTAATATTCAAGATATTACAGACTTACCTAAACCAATGTTTGAAAGTAAGGTGACTGACATATCAAAGAAGACACAAGGCACACTTATAATTAAAGAGTATCCAACTGCTGCTGCACATTCAGGTCATTTTAAATCATTGTTAAATGAACTTGCATTAAAAAAGTCTTTTAGACCTGATATCATATTCATTGATTACCTAAACATATGTGCATCCTCTCGTTATCGAGGTAATTCTAATGTCAATTCTTACTCGTATATCAAAGCAATTGCGGAAGAACTCCGTGGTCTTGCGGTTGAAGCAAACCTTCCAATCGTTTCAGCTACCCAAACCACTCGTAGTGGGTTTGCTAGTAGTGATGTGGATCTTACAGATACGTCCGAATCCTTTGGTCTCCCTGCAACTGCTGACCTTATGTTCGCTCTTATATCTACAGAGGAGTTGGAGAGCATCAACCAAATATTGGTTAAGCAATTAAAGAATAGATATAATGATCCCACCATACATAAACGTTTTGTTGTTGGTATTGATCGTGCAAAGATGAGATTATATGATTGTGAACAGAAAGCACAAGATGATATTATTGACAACGGACAAGAAACAGAGTATGATGATGATAAATCAAAATTCAAAAAAACATTCGGTGATTTTAAATTCTAATGACATTACCTGATTATTTTTATCCCTACTGGTCTGTATATGATGGTCTAGGTCAACATTATAATGATTGCAGTCATGAAAAATATGCTATAGATACTTTGAGATTGCATCCTAATGAGGGGTTTACATACAAACAAATAAATGCGCCAAAACCATTACCACCACATATTGTTGATGTAACTGCCGAAACAGAAGGCGCATTACCGGGTCAAAAAGGATTGCCTAAAGTAACCGAAAGATTGCCCTTTGAACCCATACTAGAAGAACTACCCGAAAGTAATTTACAAGAAATTTAATTATGACAGTTGACACAGAAAAATACTTAGACTTTGTGCATGATGTAACAAGCGCAGAAAGTTTAGACTATGCTGCTCTCTTAACTCGTATGAATAAATTAGAGTTAGAAGATGACTGTAACCTATCACAGTTATTAACCGCTGCACTTGGTCTCACAGCAGAGTCTGGTGAATTTACTGAAGTAGTAAAGAAAATTATTCTTCAAGGTAAACCATATAATGAAGATAATGTCTTTCATATGAAGAGAGAACTAGGTGATATTTGTTGGTATATTGCTCAAGCATGTATGGCACTCGATACAACATTTGATGAAATAATCGAGATGAATGTTGATAAATTAAAGAAAAGATATCCCGGTGGTGAGTTTAACGTGCATCAATCCGAAAATCGTAAGGCAGGAGATCTATAAATACTATTGTTAAATTCTAATAATTCCCATGGGCTTAATGAATGATCTTGCAGGTTTATCTGCAGCATACGCCTCTATGAATAAGAGTGATCAAGGATATCTTTTGACAAGAGCAGATAAAGATGGTAATACTCCTGCGTGGCAAAATCGTTATAAGATAAATGAGGCAACAGGTAAACCATTGTATATAATGGCAGATCATCTTGTTGAGTCATTCGAGAATGAACTATTTCATAAAATTGATGAGGCTCTTGAGGAGTTAGATAAGTTAAACGAAGGTAAGATACCTGCAGGACTTAGAGCATACCTTGATAAGAAAAAAGGTAAAAA